AATTCCAAAGGTCTTGGTGTTCAATTGGAAATAGAACGAATCTATTTGGATTACTAATTAATATTGGTTCTGTCATTTTGTTTTTTGTTGTTATTGTTATTATTACTCAGCCGATGGAACACTAACGCCATCTAATACTGATTTTCTATTTTGTGCAGCGGCTAAAACACTATTCACTCTTTGTTGCTCTCCAACCTCTTTGTTTTGTTTGTATTCACTATTAGTTCTACCACCTTTGTTCTCACCCATATCGATTTGTATTCTAGCGTTATCAAATCTAATGTTTTCAAATATAACACCATCTCTACCAAAACGTGATTTAAGTATCGCCATAGTTGCAGTTCCAGCTTCTTTTTGGTCTAAACTTTTTGCTATTGAAACAATAAAGTGACCAATTTGTCCTTTTTTGATTGAACCACCCATTTGGTCTGATTGAACCACTTCTGCTTTTATTGAACTTCTATTACCTTGTACCGCAGTCCAGCCAGCCATATCCAATTCTGATAACAACGTTTCGAATTGTCTCATAACACTACCTTCACCAGCATTTACATCATCAAACCTTCTAGATGGTTCAACACAGTCGATATAGTCTAACAATACGATATCTGGTCTAAAACCTTGTGCTATTAATTTTCTAATGTATTGTCTAATGGTAGGTATTGTCGTACCATCACTAGAAAACTTTTTAAGTTTTAAAACACCACTTTTTGTATCTGAATTCATTTCTTCTACCATACCCATAAGTTCTTCATGGTGTAATGAAAGACTATTCAAATCATATCCAGACCAACACGATAAATGTTTTCTTTGTATCACTTTTGGATTGTCCTCAAAGAATATTTGTAACACATTTTTACCATCGGTCATAGCAGTGTTCGCTATCTTTGTCATCATCGTTGTTTTACCAACACCAAAAGGTGCTAATATTACCCCTAGCTCACCCTTGGATAAACCACCATCCATTATATCGTCCAAACCTTTGATTCCTGTGCGTATTGGTTTTCTAAAATCGTCAACTAAAACATCTTTAATGTTATCAAAAACATCCATACCATCATCTTTATTATCACCATGTTCTAAAGCTTTTCTAAGTATAGCTTCACATTGTTCATAATCTTCGATATTACCTTTGTTGATAATCTTAGATATTTCATTAACTGATTTTTTTAACTCTTGCTGCTTACAAAATTTCATTGCAATATCTTGCACCTTGATGGTGTCGTTAAGATTTGCTTCTTGAACTTTGCGAAGTTGTGAGATTACATACTTTCTTTGGTGGATGTCTGTAACGTCTTCTAACAGTCTGAACTCAAGGCTGCCAATGTCTGGGACAATATCGTCCGTTGCCTTGGCATCCTTTATTGTTGCAGCAATTACTCTAATATACGGGTCTTCAAAGTAGTTTGGGTCAACGATATCTAGTATGGAATTTGCGAATTTTCTATCCGTAAGTAATTGTGCTACAAGTCTTAATTGGTAGTCATGCCCCAAGTATCCGAAACTATTTTTATCTATTTTTGCCATTTTTTACTTTCTCTTTTTTAAAACCTTTGTTATAATAAATATGTTATTGTATACAATTAATACTCAATAATTGTATAATTTTTTTGATTTAATGACTGTCTGATTTCAGTCATAATTGACGGTATGATTTCTCTGATATCGATGTTGACTTTTGGGTTCAACGTGAAGAAATCATTTGGGAATTCAATTTCACATGCAGACCTTTTGTCTACTTTGAATTCAAATTTAAACACATCGCCTTTTTTAGCTGGTGCTTTATACGACTCATCGTTTTGAATCGAATATGGGTTGTAGTTATCCCAAAGATAATTTAAAGATTTTTGTTTTAAGTAATTAGGGATAATTCCCATACCACCAAAACCACCATTACCCATACTGGCAATGTTATCCATCATTTCTTTTAACTCTAAAGATTTAATAGAGTCTTCATTAAAGTCATAGATGTTAAAATATCTTTGACAGATAATGTTGTTGTTAATGTACAATACGAATTCGAATCTTTGTTCTTCGATTTTTTTTGTAATCGGTTGATTTACTTTTTCAGTTACATTCATTGTTTTGTTTTTTTTAAGTTTAAAAAATAAGTTTTTCTCTTTCAATTAGTTTTTTAAATGGGATAAGATATTCTGGATATCTAATATCACCAATAGTTTTGTCTAACCCATCTCTTTGCATGTAGAAAAGAACATTCTTTAGGTCTCGCCCCGATGAGTCAAGGGTGCCGTCAATCAATTGTTCTATCTCTCTTATTCCGTCTTCTGTTAACATTGGTCGTTTAAGGTTTACTAGTTTTTCGTTTATTTCATAAACTCTATTACCTTGAACACCCTCTGTTATTGAATTGATGATATTGTCTAATACCATAAGAGGTTTTTGTTTGTTGTTTAATCTGTTTTGTTGTCGTTGTTTTGCCGTTTCAATGATTTCATTTAATGTTACTTTTCTCTCTCCGATTTCTGGGAATAAAGACAATAATGTTGACTCACCTAGACCTTTTATACCTTTGATTGAATCACTGGTATCACCTGTCATGGTTTTAATTAGTGCTGAATTCTCATTGTGATAGCAAAAGTACGAAGAAAAATTGACATTATCAACATATTTCTTTAAATCTAAAAAATAAACTCTTACATTATCCTCAATTAGTTGGGCCATGTCTCTGTCATTAGTACAGATAGTTATTTTTTCATTAGATTTTTTTGTTAGACAATAGTACGCTATAAAGTCATCACCTTCGATAACCTCATGCTTCAATTGTCTTACGTACATTTCATTTAAGTACTCCCAAACCAGCTCACGCTGTTGTAACTCAGATTCGTCAACGGGTTGGGTCCCGTTTTTGTAGTCCTTACCTCTTCCGCTCTTATAAGGCTCATAGATTTCATACCTAAGCTTTCCGCTAAAGTTTCCATCCCAAAAGACATATACTCTATGGTATAGGTCTTCAGCTAGCAACATACGAAGTGTTGTAAGGAATTGATAGAGGCCCCCGATGTGTTGACCATTTTGATTGTATTGGTTTTTGGCTCCGAAAAACCCTGTCTTAAACAGGGCGTTTCCGTCTACCAATAAAGTATTTTGTGTTTTTTCAACAATTTCACCATTTCTTGGTGGTCTTTTGTTCATGTTAGAACATTTAGAGGGTTAATATTCGTTTTAATCTTTTTCGTATGCGTTTGTAGCTAAATCTTCTTCTTTAACTTCAAAGTCTGCAAAATTTGTACCTAGCTTTGAATTAATGAAAGCATTGTTTTCTTTTACATACGCATTTTTTTCATCTGGGTTAACAAACCCGTGTGGTGTGGAACAGATACTACCCATTCTTTCAATACCGTTCACGTGATTTTTAACACATTCAATATCAGTTCTGACACCAAAGTTAAAGCTTCTACCACCGTTAACAGCGTCTAATTTCTTAGCTGAAGATGTTGACTTACCACCCATGTGGAAAATCATTCTAACACCATATTTGAACCCTTCACCACCATTGTGCATGATTGTTGGTTGCCCCACAGCGTTTGGTCTTAACCAAATCTTTTGTACTGTAACAAATGTGTTAATATACGGTGCACCTTCACGTCTAGATGCTGGGATTCTGAAATTAAGAATTGATTCAAATTCTCTTTTTAAAGCACCAGCTGTCCATTGGTTATTGTTTGTGTTTGATACAGCTCCTTGGTAACATCCGATAGAACCAATAGAATCCCAAAGGAATGTGATGTTATGCGGAAACTCACCTTTTTCTTGTTGGTCCAAGATTTCATTAATCAATCGTGCGATATCTTCAACAACTGGAATATATCTTTGTGGTGTTGTTTTCATTTTAGCATCTTTGTAGTCAAAGTTTTGGTATAGAGCTAATAAATCGCTACCACCAAAATACATAAAGTCTTCACCATCGTAATCTAAAATTTCACCAGTTTCTTCATCAACGATTTCATCGTATTTGAAACCAACTAACTTAGCGTGTTCCCAGTTAAAACTTCCTTCAGTGTCAATTATAATACAATAATCACCTAATTTTTGAGCACCAGCCAGAGTTTCGTAGATACCTGTTGATTTACCAACATCTGAAAACCCTCTAAATTGGGTTGTGTAACCACGTGCAACACCTGGTAGGCCAACTGCATCGTGAAAAGCTTTTTTAAATGGAATCCATGTTAACTCCTTTTCTTTTACTACTTGTGCACCTAAGCCTAAATTTTTCTTAAATGCTTTATTGTCGAATGATTTTTTTTCAATAGGTTTTTTTTCTGGTTTCTTTTGTGCCATAGTATTAATTTGTTTTTCTTGTTATTTTAGAACAAAAAGGAGGCAATTTCTCACCTCCTTTTGTTTATTTAGTTCTAATTAGAACGGTAAGTCATCTTCTTCTTCTTCAGAAGTAGTAACAATTGTTTCAGCTTGTGTACTAGCAGCTGCTTGTACGTTAGCTTTAACATTTTCAACACCCATTGTCAATTCACTTTCCAATTTAGCGTTTTCATCTGTTCCAATAGATGCTTTGTCTACGAATGTTTTTTCGTCTTTGTCCCATACTGGAATACCACCTCTAACGATGATTTTCAAGTAATCATAACTTCTAACTGAATAAACATCTTCCCATGTTCTAACATCTTCTAACCATTCTGTTTTTTGGTCTTGTTCTTCAGATAGAACACTAGGGTCTAAAGAAGCTACAGCAGATACAACTGGAATACCATTTTGGTTTCTGTTAATTGTTAATAACAAGTCACGACCATTTTCAGCATTTGTAACATCTTTCTTGATTGCGTTAAGAACACCGATGATTTTGTCATAGATACCCTCTTTACGGTAATCGTGGTTAAATCTCCAGAATTTAACACCTTCATCTTCGTGTTCTCTGTCAATTACTTTAACAACATACATCTTACGTGCGTTGTATTTTTTTGCCAACTCTTTGTCAGAATCTTTTCCAGTTGCCAATAAAGCTTCACGAGCTTCACAGAAAGGACAAGCCTCACCTTTTTCATGTTTCAAACAT